GCAGAAATACTGCGACACCGTTCTTGGTGCTTACTATTATGCTAACCTGCCCAATGGTCAGTTGATTTCAAGTTTCAACCCAAGTTTGCTCATTAAAAACGATCAAACATTAATTCGCTTAGACACGTTCGGTGCAATACTAGTATTCTATGAATCACTAGTAACCGATGTGTCTAACATGAATGAAGTTGATATCCAGAATTATGAATTCGCTAAAAAGCGTTGTGATGATGAATGGACAAAGGCGTTGCAGTTGATGAACTTCTATGATTTATACATGGATAATCCTCAAGGACCAACAACAAAACTTGAAGAAAATTGGACAGCAGACGTTGATTATTTCAATGGAGATAGGAGATATTTCTAATGGCTGAAGTCATTTATCCGGTATTGAACGCACCAACAGTTAATAGTACACAAATTATTGATGTGTTGAAGCGTGATATACCTAAAGCATGGAATGTACCAATATATGACGATTTCCCTAGTGATAGTGATGTCGTAAGATATGGTATCTATGTAAGTGACGTACATACAGTAGAAAGAAATCCTTTTCAACTTGGAATACAATATTGCGGTTCAGTATATCACGCAAACGATGAATTTGGTGTAACATATATTTCTTATCAAGACGATCCATACAATGTAGCAGTTAATGCTATTATTGGAAATTTAGTTACTGCTATCAAAGATGATGGCGTGCAACTAATGGATGGTTATTTTGAGAGAAATTTTGACCAAGTTCGTACATATGGACCAACGCAAGCAGAGAAGCATACCTGGACATTCAGAATGCTAAGAATGGAATTTAATACGCCTAACTAAGGAGAAATCAAATGGCAAGAATCACAGTAAACACAACCGGTACTCAACCAATTCTTTTGGTTAGTACAGACACAGCTAACGTTGCTAATGCCGCATTAGCAGTATCTTGCTTGCAAGATATCACAATTACTAATTCAACAGGCATTTACTCTTATACAGACTTCTGTTCAGCAGATATGAATAAGATTACTACACCTGCTGATAACGAAGTCAGTACCAACATGGTGCTTGATGGAACAGTATATTTTGGTGACGCAGGCGCTACAGCAAACACAGCATCATTTTATGGTGTTGCTGGCTTAAGCGAAAACAAAGTAAATATTTCATGGAAATTGTTTTTGAATGGTAACGCAGTTGGTGCGTACTTCTACACCGGTACAGGTTATATTTCTAGTCTAGCACCAACAGTTGCTCCAGAGAATCCAGTATGGATCTCTCCAATGAGTATCGCTGTTGATGGCAGTATAACTAGCGGCGTTGTAGCGGCACCTTAATTAATTAAGGAAGTAGTAGAAGGGGCTTCGTGCCCCTTTTCTTTTATATACGAGGAACAAATGAATCAAGAACAACATAACGTGTGGTTAAAAACTGACACGGAAAAACTACGTAGTCTTATCGCAGACGAGGCAAAGATGATGCCAATGCTTGACAACATACAAGCAACAGTTAAACAACTTAAAGCAAAACAAGCATTTAGATTAGCATTGCTTAATCAGTTGCTTGAAGATGCAAATGACAAAGAATAAATACAATATAATAATTTAAAGGATATTAACAAATGAAAATTACAGAATTAGCAAGTGTACCAAAACTGATTGAGATCACCTTAGACGATGACGCATTGTTTGAGAAGTATGGTGACACTATCACATTTCACACATACGACATTGTAGGCTTGAGTACATACTTTGAGTTATTTAATGCTCGCTCAGATCAGCAATACGAACAGCTTGACAAGATGATTAAGAAACTTATTCTTAACGAACATGGTAAGCCAGCACTAAAGCCCGACGAAGATTTGCCCATTGACATTGCCGCAGCCGCAATTAACAAGATTGGTGAAATCTTGGGAAAGTCACAAAGCAAGACGTTGACCCAGACCGATGGAGCACAGCCAGAATGATTATGATTGGTCGTATGGCTAAAGAGTATGGTATGTTGCCAAGTCAAGTTGAGCAACAAGCCACTACATACGACATTATGATATCAGACGTACTTGCTACATACGAAAATTACCAACAACAAAAGGCTTCTGGCAAAGTTGATCCTAGTGTTTATGAGTTCAATCAAGATGAGTTACAGAAAATGATGGAGAAAGCAAATGGCAACAAACATAGTTGATAGATTAAACAAAGTGTTAAACACACTGAATAGTAATAATATTGCCAAAGAAGCATATACTAAGTTTGTAGACGTAACACCTATCAAGTCTGGCAATGCTAAACGTAGTACCAAATTGCAGGGCAATACTATTAATGCAAACTATCCTTATGCCAACGTACTTGATAAAGGTCGTCACATGACACGCAGAGGTATGCGTGGTAGTGAGCAAGCCCCACAAGGTATGACTGAGCCTACGATTAAACACATAAGACAATATGTCAAGCAAAAGCTAGGCATTACACTAAAATAAGGATTAACAATGGCAACCATTGACAATTATACAATTAAACTTGACGTACAAGGTCAGCAAGCAGTCGATAAACTAAAGAATAGTCTTGGTGGATTAGGTTCAGTTGTAGCGGGCATTGGCTTTGCCGCATTTACTAATAGTGTATTGCAAATGGCTGATGCTGTCGCAGATTTGTCAGCCGCAACAGGATTAGCAATTGGTGAGATTGCCGCATTTGGTGGCGCATTAGGTCAAGCAGGTGGTAAGGCAGCAGACGCTAGTAAAATGATTGGTAAATTCTTTCAAACACTAGACGATGCCGCTCAAGGAAGTGACAAAGCACAAGAAGCATTAAAGCGTGTTGGATTTAACTTAAGTGATTTGACCACACTAAGCGAAGGTGAATTGCTTACTAAGGCATTAAGTCAACTTGCTGAAATGGAAGCAGGCGCACAACGTACAGCACTTGGTGTAGAAATATTTGGCAAATCATTTAAGAGCATTGATCCTAAAGTATTGTCAGATGCATTTTCTTCAGGCGATTTCAGTAAAGCAGAAGAAGCACTTAAGAAGATGGGTGACTTAGCAGACAGTTTAGCTGCCAACATGTACACACTACAAATTGCTGGTGCACAAGTCTTTAGTGAAATGGCATCTGCATTAGAGCCATTTATTGGTAAAGTCGAAGATGGCAGATTAAGTTTAGAACAAGCAGAAAAGATAATTAAGACAATTGGCGTAGGTATGGCAATCGCATTTGGTGCTAAGACTGTATCAGCCATTATAATGATTGTTAGTGCTATTAAAACATTGACTACTGCATTAAAAGGCACTGTCATTGTTCAAACTGCATTGACTGCATTGAGTGGACCACGTGGATGGGCTATCATCGCTGGTGGTGCAATTGCTGCCACTGCCGCTATTATTGCATTGAACAAAGCATTAGGTACTACTAATGATGAGATGGAAAAGGCTACTGGTGCCCCAGCAACAGATAACCAAAAGAAAAAGGGTCCTGCATTTGCATCAGTTAAGATGAGTGCTAAGGATCAGGCTGCAAATCAAGCGGCAGTGGCTGCAATGGGCGTAACCGCGGCAATGAAATTACAGAATGAAGAAGCCAATAAATTGCGTCAGATTACAATCGATACAATTGGAATGGAATCTAACTACGCCGGCTTAATTAAAAATAACGCACAGGCTAGAGCAACATCCGCTAATGAAATTCTTGATCTTGAAAACAAAATTAAATTAGAAAAACAAAAGGGTGGCGAAAGCAATCCTAGAGTTATTGCAGAATTACAAAAACAAATTGACCTTAAAAAACAACAGTTAACAGTAACACTAGGGTTAAACAAAGCAGAATTTGACAGAATGCAAGAACTTGTAAAATTCACTACAAGTGTCAATACAGACGCAATGTTAGCAAGTAGGCAACTAGAATTAGATTTGATGAAACAGCAAATGGATCTTGGAACTGCAATTACGTTACAAGACCAAACTCAACTAAAGTTACTTGCATTAAACAATGAAGAAGCCAGAAAACGCATCGAACTAGAAAAAGAATTGACATTAGCACGTGCAAGTGGTAATCAAGTTGCAATTGATGATGTAAACAAGCGTATGACTGCTGACGCAAATTATTATAATCAACGTAGAAAATTGATTACAGACGATGCAAATAAACAAATTGCCGAAAGAGAAAACGTAAGCAAGGGTGTTGCTATGGCAATGGAACAGATTGCACGTTCTACTGATCCTATCAAGTTAGCACAAGAAGCTACGTTAGGCTTGTTTAGTAAAATGAATGAAGCAATACACCAATTAGTTACTACGGGTAAAGTTAGTTTTGCTGATTTGGCTAGAAGTTTTGGTCAGATGATTGTAGAGATGATGTTAAAACAACAGGCAGCAAAAGCGGCTAGTGCGGCTAGTGGTTGGTTAACTGACTTGTTTGGTGGACTATTCAAAGCAGAAGGTGGACCAGTTAAGGGCAATCAACCATACGTTGTTGGTGAGAAAGGTCCTGAGTTGTTTGTGCCACCAGGTGCGGGCAAGATCATACCTAATAACCAATTGAGTAGCAAGGGTGTTGCTAGTGGTGCAGTCAGTGCTCCAATTTCAAACACATACATAACCAATAACATTAGTGCAATTGATGCAAAGAGTGTTGCACAACTATTCGCTGAGAATCGCAGAACATTATTTGGTTCAGTGCAATTAGCACAAAAAGAATTAAGTTATAGCAGATAAGGAATTATATGGCAGGTTTACAAACAATATTAAACTACTGTAATGGTCTCGACATTGACCGTCGCAAAGTAGTTGGTATACAATTTACACGAAACGAGATACCAAGAGTTAGTCAAACTC